AACCTGTACTGCCAGTTGGTCCCGGAGGTCCCGGTGGTCCATCAGAACCTGTTGGTCCGGCTGGTCCTGCTGGTCCTGCACTTCCCGTAGAACCTGTAGGACCGGGTCCACCATCATCTCCATCTGCACCTGCTGGTCCTGTTCCACCAGTTGGTCCGGGTGAGCCAGTATTACCTTTTGCTCCAGTATCTCCTTTAGGTCCCGTAGGTCCAGTTCCACCAGTAGGTCCTGCTGGTCCCGGAGGTCCAGCTACCGTACTTGCAGGTCCCGTTGCTCCTGTACTTCCAGTATTTCCTTTTAAACCTTGTGGTCCGGTAGGTCCCGGTGGACCTGCTGGTCCAGTAGAGCCTGTTGGTCCAGCTACAGTACTTGCCGCTCCTGTAGGTCCTGTAGGACCCGGTGCACCTTTAGCACCAGTAGGACCCGTAGGTCCGGTAGAACCTGTAGAACCCGTAGGTCCTTTTAATCCAGCTAATTGTGGAGCAGTAAAGTTTGCATATACAAATGCAGGTCCGGTTGCTCCAGTTGGACCAGTTCCTCCAGTCGGTCCTGTAGGTCCACTACCACCCTTAGGTCCTGTTGGTCCAACACTACCCGTGTCTCCCTTTGCTCCAGTAGGTCCAGTAGGTCCTGCAATTCCTTGTGGACCTTGACTTCCAGTAGAGCCAGTTGGACCTTTAAGTCCTGCTAGTTGTGGTGCTGTAAAATTTGCGTAAACGAATGCAGGTCCTGTAGCCCCGGTAGGTCCGGTACTTCCAGTTGAACCTTTGGGTCCAGTAGGTCCAATAGGTCCGGTACCTCCGGTGGGTCCAGTTGGTCCGGCTACTGTACTAGCGGCACCAGTTGGTCCAGTTGGTCCTACTGCTCCAGTAGCACCTTTATCACCTGTGTTACCTTTAGGACCAGTAGGTCCTGTCGGTCCTGTTGGACCAGCAACAGTAGAAGCGGCACCTGTAGCACCAGTCGGACCAGTAGCTCCTGTATTGCCTTTAAGTCCTTGTGGACCTGTAGGTCCTGTTGAACCTGTTGGTCCTGTAGGACCAGTCAACCCTGCTAACTGAGGGGATGTAAAATTTGCATATGTAAAAGCTGGACCAGTTGCACCCGTAGGACCTGTTGGACCAGTAGGTCCAGTACTGCCGGTACTTCCTTTAATTCCTTGAGGACCAGTTGGACCTGTTGGTCCTGCAACCGTAGAATCGGCTCCTGCTGGACCAGTAGCTCCGGTAGGACCAGTAGACCCAGTTGTACCCTTATCACCTTTTATTCCTTGTGGTCCAGTAGGACCTAAAGCCCCAGTAGGACCAGTAGGACCTGTAGGTCCAGTTGCTCCGGTGTCACCTTTAACACTTAATTCTGCCCAATTATTATTAGAACCAGATGGTCTTGAATTACTATTTGCTTTTACACATATCCAAGAACTGCCACTATCATATACTGCATCATCTACAGAATAGCTAGTTGCACTAGACCAATCGTTTCTCCACACTAACCCTTCAGGACCTGTGCTTCCAGTAGGACCTGTGGGACCAGTGCTTCCAGTTGGTCCGGTAGGACCTGTAGGACCGGGACCTCCAGTAGGACCCGTTCCACCTGTTGCACCAGCACTACCAGTAGAACCTTTAGGACCTGCTGGACCTTGAGAACCTGTGTCTCCTTTTGGTCCTGCTGGACCCGTTGGACCTGCTATTCCCTGAGAACCAGTATCACCTTTAGCACCTGCACTACCTGTTGGACCAACTGGTCCTATATTACCTTGAGGACCTGTAGGACCTACGCTATCCCAATTTTCTGATTCTGCTGTACCAAAAGCATTAAATAACATTTTGTAAATATGGTGCACATCATCATAAAGTTTATTAAAGTCAACCCTTAATAACTCTACAGCATCCATTACATTATGTGTAATAGGGTCTAATGTTGAATCTGATTCTACATTATCATCGTCAAATAAGTGTGGTAGCCTAGCTTTACTTTTAAGCGTAGTTGGTTTAGTTGTTAACTCTCTTAAATTTGCGTTATCTAGTTTTTCTTTTGCCATTATATTTTTGTTATTCTTAGTCTAGCACCGTATAAACGATGTGAGGTTGAAGTTGGTTGCCATCTTAATATCATATACCTACCACTAGTAGAAGCCGCTATTCCACTTGATGGATTAACTGCATTATCTGAATTAGTATATAAAGTGGTTACTTGTGCAGATGTTGCAGTAGCTGTTGTGACATCACTATAATAAATTCCTATTTGTACACTAGCTGTACCATTTATACAAGCGTGAGTAACTTTATAACCAGTAGGTATAGGTACGTTTGCATATAGTTCTAAACTAGATGACATAACTCTTGCTTGTGCACCATTATCTACAATAGCGGCGTTAAAGTATGAGTTGTCATCATTAGGCATAAATTGTGTAGGCATTATCCATAAGTAACCATTACCATCAATAGTACTAGTGCTATAAGAAAGTGTATTTGCCGCTGGTATAGTAGGTTTATTAGCTAAATCATTATAATTAAGACCACTTGTGTTGCCGTGAAAAGTCACATTGTTCATAAAATCAGCATCACCACCATCTACAGTAAAAGCATCTCCAACAAATACATCATCAGTTGTTTCTATTGAGTGACAAGTGAATTGACCATTACCCTTTACTTGTGCTTTTACATTATCATCTTTATCGTTAAAAGTTGTTATATATTTTGTACCTGCATTAGTTGCTTGTATTTTTAAACCATAACCATTTGCATTTGAATTTTTTATATTTCCAGCAACTCCTCCACTGCTATCTACAACACTTTGCATAGCACCAGCAATATCCAGTTTCCAAGTATCACTAGGTGCAGTGTTTATACCCAAACTTCCATCTTTAATATATACGTGTTTGTTAGTACCATCACTACCAAATGTAAAACCATTTACTGTTTTACTATTAGAAAAGAAACCTGTTTTACCATCTGGGTCAAAAGATAATACTCTTTCAGGATGTGGAGAACTGCCAGAATAACCATTTCCATTATGTATCCAGAATTGGTCGTTATCTACAGTATGACTTACTCCTATACCAAACTTGTTTGTAGTAGCTGTTTGGAATAATATTCTTGCTTGGTTACCTGTACCACCTCTTCTAATAAAAAGTGTTGATGTACCAAGTGGATTAGTCCCTCCAAGGTCAAATGTAGGATTAGCTCCCTGCACTTCTACTTCGGCTTGACCTGTGTTATCACCTTTTAATAAAATTTTTGAATCACCACTAGGGTCTTGATTAATAGTAAAGTTACCTTTACAATTAACAGTACCATTAGCTAGTGCTTGAAACTCATCATTTTGTATTTTAAGATTACCTAAACTATCTACACTAAATGGATAAACACCACCGCTTTGTGTACCAATACTTAATGAACCACCAACCATAGTAATACTAGCATTTCCATCAATAGCATTTTTAGCGGCGTCAGCTTTAGACTTTACAGTACTAGCATCAGTGCCATCTATTTTACCAGTAAAATCTCCAGTACTAGGATTAAATACAGAAGTACCATCTGTTTTAATAAGTTCTCCTTTAAACTTACCTGAAGAATCAAACTTGCTATTATCTATATTCCCAAGACCTACATCTGACTTAGTAGGTTTATTATCTGTTCTATAGAAGGCAGATAGTGATTTACTACCAAATGTTCCTGTTACATTACCAGTAAAATCTGAATCAGCTCTTTGTAGTTTTTTCCAAACTTTAGCCAACTTCTGCCTCTTCTACTTGCGTGTATTCAGGGTCAGCTTCTGCCGCTTCTTCAAATGCTTTTTTAAACTTTGTGTGCATATCAAATACCCATTTGCCTTCTGCAACTTTAACTTCTACTCCAGATAATAAGGTACAAACTGCTTCTAATTCTTGAGTTGTACATTTAACTATCTTTAGTTTCTTCTTCGACATCTATTCCTCCTTCTAACATTGTCTTTATAAACTTAACTTTTAAATAAGTAGTAGTAGCTTGTTCAAGTTCTCTACCCCTGTACGTTCTTTCTATCATTAAGTCGTGTATATAGTTTATATCAACTAATTCTAATTTAGAAAGTTTTGCTTGTAAATCTACTACTTCTTCTTGTGGTTCGTTTTTTACTACTCCTTTTGCTTTGTCCCAAAATCCCATTAAGACTTTCCTGCGTCTATTACTTTTCCATTTACTTTATAAGTATAAGGGTATCCAGTTATATTAGATTTACCTTTATGATATTTTTGTAAATTACTTACGTTGCTATTAAATGCGTTAGTAGTAACTTTTTTTGCTGGAATTATGTCACCTTTTTTATCTTTTTTAGAAATCATATCAACCATATCGTCATTTAACTTCTTATTTATTTCAGCATACAATTCTGCTTTAGTCATAATCTCACAAGCAATTTCAGTAGATTGGTCCATACTCATATCATTTTGCATTAACCAAATTCTACGAGAACCATACATTACATTACCATCTGTATCAGCACAAATGTAATCATACTCTTCTGGTTTATACCCTTTATCTTTTAAAGAAGATTTTAAAGGGGCATAAGGGTATGCTTCCATACCCTCCCATTGCCCACTTTTTGGTACGGTAATTTTCAAGTCGCTTAATTTAAAGTTTTTTACTTCTTTAGCCATTTTTTACTCCTAAATGTCTACGACTACGTATTGTTCACCACCTACTACACCTATCTGACCAACAACCTCATTAGCTGGGTCATTGTCAAATGTAGAGTCACCATCAACATCTTCTGCTGTTAGTGACATTGGTGCTTTACCTTTAGTTGCTAATGCGTTAGTTGTGCTTGTAGCAAAGTTTGCATTGTCGCCAAGTGCGGCGGCTAGTTCATCAAGAGTGTTTAATGCTCCCGGTGCACCACCTATAATTGCCGTTTGTGCGGCACTTGACGCAGAACTTTCAGCTTCTGCTACTGTTTTACCACCAACTTTATCAGCGTCAATAGTCTGTGCTGTGCCATCAAACTTAATCTTACCACTAGCTACAGTAATTGCTTGATTAACTACGTTTCCTAAACCTACGTTAGCGGCAGTTGTACCAGCTCTAATAGCGGCTGTACTATCTTGATTTGATGATGTTCCTAATGCGGCACCACTCTTAATAGTACCTACTGCTGTACCATCTACAGAACCAGTTAAGTTTCCACCTAAAATTGTAGATGTGCTATCTTGGTTTGCAGTAGCTCCGGCGGCGGCACCTGACTTAATGTCAGCCGCACTAGTTCCACCGATAGTACCTGTAAAAGCACCACCTAATATTGTAGAGGTACTGTCTTGGTTAGCTGTTGCTCCAGCCGCCGCTCCAGATTTAATATCTGCGGCACTAGTTCCACCTATGTTTCCAGTAAAGGTACCACCTAGTATGGTTGCTGTTGAGTCTTGGTTTGCAGTTGCACCACTTGCGGCTCCAGTAACTACTGTAGATGCGGCAGTTCCATTAATGTTACCAGTTACATTTGCAGTAACATTACCACTTGAGTTAATTGCAGTTCTTGCTCTATCTGCACCTGTTTTAATATCGGAGGCACTCGTACCCCCAATATTACCTGTGAAAGTACCACCTAATATGGTAGCAGTACTATCCTGATTGGCTGTCGCCCCTGAGGCGGCACCACTTTTTATAGTCGCAACGGCAGTACCGTCAACTTGACCAGTAACATTACCAGTAAAGTCACTGTCTGCACGTTGGAGCTTCTTCCAGACTTTTGCCATCTGTTTTCTCCTATTCTTCTACAGACACCAGTAAGCTACCTTCGCTACTATTATAGTATAAAGTACCTTCAGAATTGTCACTAGGTGCCGATGTTCTTGGTTTTAAATGCACAGCTCCTTGGTAGTCAACCGAGAAAACCTCTGTGCTATTATTAAGTATTTGAAACAAGTCTCCAGATGATACTGTACTACTTGTTTGGTGTTTTAAAATATTTCCTTCTACTAGTTTTGGCAATACCTCTACATCTGCTGTTCCATTATCTCTGTAGAATTTACCATTAGATGTGTTATACCAAACTAACTTTGTATATACATCTTTAACTAGATTAGGACTTGATAGACTTCCTGCCATTATTGTATCCTCGTATATGTTGGTGTTACTGGTTCTGCAACTCTAGTTGTAACTGTAAAAACTGGTTTTACTACTCTTATTAAAGTAGGTTTAACAGGCAATGAAACACGACTTGTAGTTGTACCTCTAATTAATGTTAAAAGTATATTGTTAAAAGGATAAGCTATTTTGTCAAAAGCTAGATTTATTTTATCAAATGATACCGACATTAGAAATCCATAGGTGCTATTGTTTGTTTAGAACCATCTCTTCCTCTATAAGAATACTTCTTTGCTTCCTTAACTCCTTGCTCATATTTCATATGAAAGTGTTGTGCTAATGGTATTGTTTCAGCTTTTCTTTCATAACCATTTGCAATAACCCTGTTAATCAAAGCCTCGTGAAATTGCTCAGGTATTTCACACACTTGATTTAAATAAGTGGTTTCTGTTACTTGAGCATTACTATCTAAAGTAGTTTCTAAATAAGTGTCCCCTGAAGAAAAACCATCTCTTTCAGGACCTTCTCCGGGTATTAAGAATTTATCTGGTCTTTGTACATATAACAGGTTTATTGGAACAGTTTCTGTTATAGATGTAAATTTATCTGTGTTGGCATTGTAATATGCAATAAGGACAGAATCACGTTCTGTCCACCATAAGTATTGACTAAGATTAAAGTTACTTCTTTCCATTATGTTAAGTCCCTCTCATTAGGTCTACCTATTAATTTTTTAATTGTTTTGCCGTTATAATCTACAGCTTTAATTTTAATAATATGTTTTTTTAATGGATAAACTCTTTGACCATTAGTACTAGTAAATTGGTCTATAGATTCTACAATTTCTGCTCTAAAACCCATATCATTCATACCATCATTTAAAGACCTTACAATTTCTACTACACCCATATCTGGATGATGTTGTTGTACTCTTTCAATCATTTCTTTTAGTTTCATACTTGTCTCTCATTAACATCAAGTTTTTTAGAACTTATATTTAACTGTACAAACTCTTGTTTTTTACCAGACACCATTTGTAATTGACTTGTTAAATATTTAAAGTCAACCTCTATCTTTTGAATAAGGGTATTATACAACTGTATACTTTTACCTAGATTTGCTTGTAACTCAGCTATCTTAGCTTGTTGCTTTGCTTGTTCTTCATTCAGCTCTAATCCCATTTTAGAAACATCTTGTTGGAATTGAGATACATTTCTAGATAACTCGGCGTTATAATCACTTAATATTGCTGATGCTCTTTGTAATTCTTGACTAGCAGTTGATAAAGTAGCTTGTACCATATCTTCATCTTCATCAGCTAACCAATATTGTACGCTTTCATTTTCTGTGTCACCACCCATTGTAGTGCCATCAATTAAATTTTGTGCTTTAGTTAAAGCGTCATTTGCATTTCTAAAAGTAGGTGCAGTAAAACTTGGTAAACTTGTATCTAAACTTATCTGTGCTGATATATCTGTTATTTTATCAAACATAGTTAAGTCAGAATCTAAATCTGTAGGCAACTTATTTGTAAACTCAGATAGTTTTTCCATAAGTATACATTCAGAAGCGTGTAATACTACTAGTTCATTAAATTGTGGTGGAAAACCAGCTTGAGTACTAGCGTCACCATCAGCATTGTAAATTTTTTCGTTATTGTCATTTATAGTGTAGCCATTTTTATTTTGAACAAGTTCTAATTGCATTACAGCACCAGAACCTGCAATAGGTTTCATAAATATTTTACGACCTTCTATGTAATAAGCTGGTGATAAAGATGTTGCAAAATGTATACTAGAAGAGTCGCCTATTTTATCTTTAACTGACTTTGGAACTTTTCTAGCTTCTCTATACACACTACCATCTTGTCTGCTAACATTTAACAGATACATTCCTTTTGCATCTTTAATCCAATCTACACCATCAGCGGCACTAGTTTGCGTTGATGAAAACTCTTCTAACAAAGCAGGATTCTGACCTATAACAGAAAGGACATATTCCAGTCCTTTTTCAAGTGCTTCAGTCAAGTCAAAGCCAGTGACCGATGCAGTATTATTTTCTATTCTCGTTTTAAATGACATCTATTTTTTCCTTATGAGGGGTCCGAAGACCCCCCATAATATACCTAATCCCTAGATTAAGACCACTTCATAACTGCGTGAGTTTCAGGTAGACTGATTTCTAGACCAGCTTCGGTCATAACCATATCTTTCCTTCCGTCCACATTGTTATTCTGTATGTTTGTCAAGATGTGAGTGTCTCTTGATACACCATTACCTTGTAACGGTCTATACTTAACATTAGCTAAGTCAATAGCTATTGCAAGATTCTCATCTTGACCTCTAAACAATGGCTCAGCTACGAAATGTAAGTTACCAAAGATTGTATTAATCTTTGTTACTTCGTGTCCGAACTGACCTTGAATATTCTGCATATCTATCTTGTAAGAAGATGCACCTATAGAATTATTCAAGAAACCATTAGAGCCTAACTTATTTAAGTAAGCTAGGACCTTACGAGAAGCAAGTACTAACTTGTCTCCACTATTACCACTTTCTGGTGCGTAGAAATCTTCCATCGCATCAATAAAAGCGTCATAGTCAGTAGAAGCATATGTAAAGTTAAAAACTTTACCATTAGCTTCGGTGTAAGGTACAATACCGTGTGAGTATCTAACTGGTCCTCCTGCGGCGGCTTCATCAGACTTACCAATACCGAAAAGCATAGCGTGTTCGATATCCATCTTATGTTGCATTAAGCAGTCAGCCCAAACTCTACGATATTCGTCTGGTCTTCCTCTGTAACGAGTAGCTAAAGAAGAACCACTAAAGAGTTGAATAGCTGTCTTAAAAATCTGACAGTATCCTTCTCTAGAGAAAAGTTCATCTTTCCAGCCTTCAGGGTCTGTTGAACCCTCAGCCCACGCACTTCCAATTACTTGACCTTTTGCTCCAACTTCAACATCTGCTTCAGCAATAGCTTCTAAAGCTGTACAGACTATTTCAGAATGAGTGTTGGCATCAGAAGCATCATAGTCATCAGCAACTCCACTACCGATTGTAACACCGGTAACTTTGAGAGCTTTACCATTTACTCTGATTACTTGACCAACAAGTAAGTACTGAGGTGCGGCTGTTTTTGTCCCACCACCAAGGGTGAGGTCTGAGCCAAATTTGTCGTAATCACATACGACATCATAAGTAACTGAAGCACCTAATGCAGTTGCCGCTCCGTCTGTCTTAACAATAAAGTTCCTACGTTGCCATTGATGACGCTGTTCAAGAAATTTGAATACGGGGTCATCCGTAGCCTCTTTTGCAACTTTACTTAAATAGACAAAAAACGGTGACTGCTGAGGAGCTAATTCAGATACTCTTTCGCCAAAATTAAAAATTCGGCGGGAATCGTTGATACTAACACCCTGTGGGGCTACGCCAGTATCATTACTAAAGACATTTGCCATTTTAGTATCTCCTAGTTATACCCACCGATTAACAAGTTAACCGAATGGGTTTCGTTTTTTATAGTCACTTAACATAGAATCCATTAACGAGTCATTACTATTAGGCTGAGAAGAACTTTGTCCGGGTACTACACCCATTGGTGTAGGCACAGACTGTGCTCTTTTTCTTTGGTCGAAGCTTTCATTAGGTGCAGTTTGTGTCATTGGTTGAGTACCAACATTACCATTCTGCATTCTATATAGTTGAAATAAGTTATCTACAGTAATATTCTTTGGGTCATCCATAACTTCTACAAACTTAGCTATCTCATCATCAGATGCTTGATAGTTGTTTTGCAAATGTTGTTTCATTTGACTCATATTATTACTATAAGTTTCTCTTTCAGCTTGAATCCTCAATGCTTCCTTTTGTTCTTCCTGTATCTTCTGTCTTTCCTCAACCATTACTGCTTGAGTATACTGCTGATGTAGTCTGTTATATTCATCCATATCATCACGCCATTTATCAACAGCATCTAAGTATCTAGCACTTTCAGAACTAGGGTCATCCAAAGCGTCAGCTCTACTATATCCTGCCGGTTTACCGGGTTTTCCCGGTGGGTCAGGAAAAGTTAATTCCTCTTCTATGGGTTCCATATCATCTGGCTGAGGTTGACTAGCTTGTGTTTCTAACGCCTCTAAGCGTTGAGCTAATTGAGCGTTTTCATTACGAGCTTTATCTGCCTCACTTTGCCAATATTGATAACGCTTGACATCATTATCAATGGTTGACTCTTCTTCCGTTGCCTGTTCCGTAGGTGCTTCAACTGGTGAAGGCTCGGATTGAGCTTCAGATGGTTGTTCGTCCATCTTATTTGCACGAAAAAAATCGTCTATCAGTGAACCTTTATCTTGAGTTTGCTCGAAAGCATCTTCAGGTGTCATTGGTTGCACTTGAGCAACATCTGGTGCATCTTGGGTAACCTGTTCAGGTGCCAATGTGTCTTCCATTTGCTATCTCCTTTTCTTGATTATGTAGGCTCTGTTAGGACCCAGAGGTGCTACCTTTTCTACTTTCGGCGATTGTTCTACGAACTTCACCCTTTGCTTGTCCTAAAGCGTCATCAAGACGTTTCTCGAACATTTTAGCAGATGCTTTACTTTGCGTCTGTGTTTTATCGAGTTCCGACTTAAATTTTTCTATTTCAGCTCTTTGCTTAGCGTGGTATACTTCTCTTTCACGAGTTTGCATATCACCCTTTAATTTTTTAATCTGTTCTTCTTGTGATTGAACTTTTTGTTGTAGCTGACCCACTACGTCTGTTCTCTGCAATACACCCTCCATATCAAACACTTCTGTTTTCTTTAATACTTCTTGTTTATCTATAATACCATTTTTATAAGCATCCATATATAACTCAAGTTGTGCATATCTGTTTGTAGGTAATGTAGAACCTGTAACAACTACAACATCAAAAGCACCTCTCGATATATCGTTCATAACGCTTAACTCACCAGTTTTGTCATCGTATATCTTTTTATTTATAGCAAACTCTGATAAACTATTATTAGGCTGTACTATTCTTACTACTTTTTCTGCTTGATAAAGTTCCTGCATTAATGGAATAGCTACCTTAGCCATTCTAACTAAACCAGACTCTAGGTCTTGTAACTTAGATTTAATTTTTCTTTGACCAAATTCATCAAGTGATACTGTAGCTTTGTATGTGTGAGGTGCCGCTTCTGCGTTACCCTGCATAAGTTCATACAAACCTAATGCGTGGTCTATATCTGTTTTAGCTACTTGCTCATTTTGATACAATGTATTTGGTAACGGTGTGGGCTGTACGGGTTGTGGTGCACCAGAATCCATATCTACTTCAATAGCCACACCCGGTTGAGCCCAACGCTGTTCAAAGTCTTGCATATCAACTGAACCACTTGGTATTAAAATCTTTGTATTAGTACTAGTAGTTGCGTGTGCAATTATAAGAGACCGTGTCTTGTTGATATATTCTTGCATATCCTTTACCATCCTAACATCAGAAACCGGGTAGGGTGTTCTTGTATGTATGTTCATAAACAATATGATTGGATAGTGTTCCGTAGGTAAGATACGGGAGTATAAGTATTTGTCTCCCATTATGACGCACATCTTAACCCTTTGTACTGGAACTGACACGGTCTCTATAAGTCCTTCTTCTACTAAATCTGCATATGTTAATTGTTCTATTTGTGGCATTTCTGGTTCAGGTTCTTGTTCCATTTCTGCTTTTTGAACCATTGCTTCGTATTGTTGCATTACTTGTGCAATCAATGCTTCGCCCTTTTTTGCATCTGTAATGGGCATACCATTTATTTTTATAGCTGGTCTTTGTAGATACTCTTGAATAGCATCTTCATCAAATACTTCTTCAACTCCATCTATATTGTTTTTTACGTGGAATCGTTTAACCCATACTTTATAATAACGCTCGTAACCTCTTATATATTCAGAGTTCTCGTTATAAGAAGAATCTGTTTTAGTTGCAGTATCCTCTGGAAATACAATACCTTTATCGTCCACTCTTTGAGTAGTAGGTCTGTCTGTGTGTAAATCTGATGTGGCGTTTTTTATTGCAGTCTCATATTGAGGGTACATCTTCATAGCTTGTTCTTTTGTAAACATTCTACTAATAATAATGTTTTCTGCATCATCACCTAATCTATCTCTAGCGTTAGGGTCTATATATACATCTAATGGGTCTACATCGTGAAAACAAACTTCTCCACGTCCAAAATCTTTGAGAGGGTCAATGTATACCATCATAGCACCGAGTCCCATTGTATAATAGTCGTCTATTGTGTTACGGAGTGCCTGAGTTCCGTCTGATATGTACCACATATACTCAAGTAACCCGTTAAAGATTTGAGCAACTTTATTATCACTATCCTCTCTAGGTGATACTCTAAACTGTGGTTTGCCTGAAGTAAGTAAAGCCTTGGCGGCTTCTACTGCTGGGTGGATACGATTAACTACGAGTGGAGCTTGTCCCCTCTCAAGTAAAATTCTTTGTTGTTCTGCTGTCCACTGTCTACCAAGCCTAAATTCAGCATCTTCTTGGGCTTGTTGAGCCCATAATTCTCTTTTATTGGAATAAGTTTTCCATATTTGTTGTGTAGAGTCGACAATATCCTCGGGGATAGAGTCTTCCCTTTCTTCGTACGCCATTAGGGCGAGTTTACAAATTACATCGTCAACCAGTCAAGGACTTTTCTAGGCTTTTCCTTGTAGTTGGGGTCAAACTTATTTTTCCTAGCTGGTTTAGCTCCATCAAGTGCATAATAGATAGCATCTAGTATATCATCGTGTTTACCTCTAGGATAAGATAAAAACTCTTGCTGTGCGTGTATGTCATTAGGTCTAAAATAAAATTCACCTCTAGCGAGTGGGGCAACCAAGGACAACAATCTTTCGGATTTCTTTTGCCTTGGTTTTATGCCTTTTTCTAGTCCCGGTATATACAGAGACTGGTCTAGCATCATTTTTCTTACGTTACTCCTCAGTGCCTCTTGGTAGCCCACTGTCTCAATCTTCATTCTTTTTGGTTTGTACTTTTTGTAAATCTTAATAATAGTTTCTGGTTGTATCGCAGGGTCGAGCTTATCTCTGAGTATATCCACAATATACTTATTACCATCAGAGTCAATAGCCATAGTAGCAATAACAAAAAAGTCACTACGAGCAGAGAGACTACTAGCAGGGTCAATGCCACAATATAATTCAACTGGCTTACGCTCTGTTGTGCCATCGACAGTACGTACGAGTAAATTTTGTCCTTTTTCTCTTTTAAACTCATAATGATGTAGTTTTATATACTCTGGTTTAAATGGTGCATTGTCAGGAGACTGTGCTTCATTCATATACTCTTGATAAAAACCATTTAAGTTTCCTACAGATTCAAATTCCTGTTTTATTTGTTGGATACGTTCCTCTGGAAATCTTTCATCCCATATGCTCTTGCCATTGTCGTCATATATGGAAAACCATAATACATTCCAAGCTGGAGATTCTTTAGCCCAATATAAGAAACAATCTTCGGATATAACAGTTCCAATCATAACTACTCTGCCCTCATCAGACAAAGATGGTATTACAGCTTCTGTTATCCACTTTCTATTCTTAGCACGTCCTTCTGGAGTAGATGCGTTTAACTCTGATTCGTAATCATCTACGATAATGAGATTAGGACGAGTATCACCTTCAATAAACCCCCGAACACGCTGACCAGTACCCACAGCCACAATACGAGCACCATTATGTAATACGATGTCGTTATTTGTCCATCGTTTAGCTGTCGTGGGTCCATAATCCCCAAACATCTGTTTAAAATTTGTAGAATTTTCAAGATGGTATTTAATCCTCGATAAGAAGTTAATACTCTGTGTTTGACTTTCCGATATAATTACCATAAACAGGTCCTCGTCCGATGGCTTAAAGGCTATCTTGTGAAGGGGTAGAATCAAGGAGGTCACTGTACTCTTAGCAGTTCCACGAGGAGCCGCAATGAGTACTCGCCTTAAAGTTTCATCGGACAAGGATTTATATATCTCGTGGTGGAAAGGGGGTACTTCTTTATTTAGAGCAGTGGGAAACATTGTCTTGCCAAACAAGCCAATATTCGACTTCAGCTTTTTTAAAGCATTCGTCTGTGCCCACTTCTCCTCAAAGCTGTCTACCTGAACGGTTGTCCCGATATCCACGATACTATACTTTCTCTAGTACCAGACTCAACAGGTTTTACGGCGTGACTTACCCAAGAAGGAAAGAATACAGCATCTCCTACTCCTAGCTCAATAGGTATATCTTCATTTCCTATTTTAAACATTAGCTCTCCACCTTTGTCTGGTTTTGTTAATAAAATTGTACTACTAATCTTTCTATGGTCTATCCCTTTACCACCGAAGTCAGTATGAAAATCATAATGACCACTCGGAGCATCATAAAAAGTATACTGTAACTTATCTTTCCAACCTGCAATATCAAACCCCCAATTATCATCATTGGCTATATTAGCCCATTTCCATATTCTGTTGTATAACCATTTATACTCACTTGTGTCACAATCGGGTAACCACTTTATCCAACTTTCTCTATAGTCTTCTCTATCACCTATAGTCGTAGCAGTTGTTAAGCCTATTGTGCTTACTAATTCTTTTGTCTCATCAATCTCTTCTATGTGTAGCATTTTCCTAACTATATACCAATTACCAAAGCTAGTTTTCCTCAATGGTGCTGTTATTTTCAACTGGGACCTCCTGTTTCCTTGTTGCAATCAACTTGTTTTCTTCTTGGTTAATATTATCTATCAAAGCTCTGGTTTGCACAGCTTCTATCTTATCAGTAACCGTTACTGTTTCTTTATCCTTCATTCCGTGTATTTCCATACCATCGTTAACGAAACCCCTTATTCCATTAACGTCTTCTTTCTTTAATGCTATTTCTACACCTTGTTTCATTAAATCAATAAAGTAATCAGCATCCATCATATTATCAGATAATAATTTTTGTGCTTCATCTCTTTTCATAGTTTTAAACGCCTCCGTTCTCATATGTCGTTTTAGTTTTCTACGCTTACCAGTACTAATGCTACCATATACCTTGTCAATGGCAACATCTCTGTTTTCTGTTACTGCCGCCCAGAATGCTAAGTCTTGATAATCATTACTACCACATCTAACCTCTAACCAGTTTTTACCAGTCATAGTGGTATTAGTAACTCTACCCCCACAATTAAGTTTCTTAGTAGGGTATTTGCTATCCCACATAATATAGCCAAAAGGAAACCTAAAGTAATAGGACTTTCTACCATCCTTAGATGCTTCATATTCCTTTTTCTTTATAAGTCGTGCTACGTAATCGTCATCTGTTAGTGCGTACTCACCTTGTTCTGCTTTCTGCCAATGACGAAAAGGTACTTTATTACTTAAAGCCTCTTCTTTTGTGTAGATTATGTAGTCTGTAGGACCTACGTCCTTATGATTAATCGTTACTGAAAACAATATAACCCCAAGATATAGATGTTACTGATTTTTTATAATAAGTGGTCTTAGGGATTAGTATAATCATAGCACATACTCGCTTTGTTAATGTTAATATAGCCTACTTTCTTAATTTTTTTGTCATCATAACCACCAAAATGACTGTTTCTAGGCATTTCCCTGTCTTCCCAGCTAATCTTACCTATTTTATGTAGGTTAAATACGTATATATGTGGATTTGCAGCTACAATGTAAAGAAAATGTTTACCTTTTATGTCTGCTATACCCTTATTACCCATATACTTGTTGTATTCTATAAGACAATCATCGTAATGTTTATTACGGACCTTGATTTCTGCTATATATCGTGGTTCTTCTGCATCATAGGTGCTGTACTGGTCCTTGGCTAGTGTAAATGTTGTATTAGCCTTGGAGTTTATGTAGTCTATGACGTCATTTTCTGATAAAACTCTTTTAGATAGAACTCCATCTTTAGAATCCAAAGTCTTATCCACAGTTCTATTATTCTGCTGAGCCTTGTAAGTATTGAACGCATTGCGTACCTCCTCAAATCTAATTCCTCTACGTTTTTCTGCTTGGAATCCCGTCATCCTAGACAGTTCCTTCCATAGATTATCGTAGCTTAACTCACCTTTCTCGTTCTTGTAGTCGTCTAAATTTACTGACATTCAGAAAGTTACCCCTTAATAAATAAATCAGAACAAAATATTGAAAAAAATATAAAACCCTTTTAGTACTAAGTGCAAGAGTTAGTATTTTCTTTAACTTAAATGGTTTAATTCTTTAATTATTAAGAGATACAGCTTCTGTACTATCAGACTCTTCTTTACGCCTGTAACCTGAGTTAACAATCCTAACATTCTCCCACTCATTATGCAACCAACACCAGTTATCACCCTCTCGAATGTCTATATATTGGTGCTTTCTGTCGTCATTAGATGCAGTTATAATGCCAAGAGCTGTCTCGTCACTAGAATCCTGTTTAAGTAACACAGCTAAAATCAGTAATATTCCTACTTTTTCCATACAAAAAGCTACATAAAAAAAGTTTCAAAAAATACTGTAGAATGGGAGTACGTGATACACACTGCACCGTACCCCGTCCGTTTTCACTCCTTGGGGGGTCACTTCGGTTGACTTCGTCCCTAGTCAACCTACACTCCAGCCTCCCTGCGTCCTGAAATACTCCGGGCACTATGGTGCCTCTACCCCTGCTTGCTTTGGCAATCAATAACTTAACAATAAAGGACATAGCATAGCATATGAATATTAAACAAGCCATCTCCAAGTTGTCCTCTGCATTGCAGTGGGCAAAACAGTCTTACACCGACAAAGCCGGACTTGAACAAGTCAAGTACTGGCTAGACGGTGATATCGACTCCACTGCAATCAGCTTACTTGACCCACACTCCGGTGGGTCGGTCAGTATACAGGGCAAGCCCTATATCCTGTCCATCCGTAAGGCTGGTAGCGAGTACACGGATAGCCGTGGCTACAAGCAACAACGCAAGTCCCACAGTGTCGAACTCCGTCCGAACACTCGTGTGTACTCTGACGTTGCTGGTCTAATCGACTAG